CCCGCCGGAGGAAAAAATAAAAGCTGCCAAGTCCGTTGCTACCCTCCAGAGTGCGCAGATACGAAACGAAAAGCTGAAGATAGATGCACGAAAAGCGGCCGGTGAAGTCAAGGCGGCTCTCGCTCTCCTAAAAGCAAAGGTATATGAGCAGCTGGGCTCCGAGTATCCGGATATAGCAGGTGCAATTGTACGGATTGCCGATGACATAGCGGCAGAAAAGGAGCAAATTTTGGCAGGAAAATAGGCATATCTAAAATAAGCGTTTAAATGCCCTTTAGAGCGTTTAAGAATATGAGCAGTCCATTTATACCAGCGAAAACAGTTAAAGACAAATTGAACGAAGTTAAAGGGGTGTTTAAGTAGGTATTAATAAACCACATATACCCTGCCATGCCCAAAAGCAATCCGACTAAAATGTGACATTGAAAAAGGCGGTGTTAAAAATGCATGATTTTGAGCCCCAAATGTGGCAGGAACAAGCCAAGGCTCTTTTTTTTATTGAGCATCTGCGAATAACAGAAATATCGGATATCTTGAAAAAGTCAAGGGAAACAATATCCCGTTTTATAGGCTCATGTGAAGGATATGAGGAAGAAAAGGCTTTTCGTAAAGGTCGGAGCATAGTACAGCGCAAGGAATATCAAAGAGATTGGGACAGGAAAAACCGCTCTACTCTCAATCCGGCAGCAATGGCGATATCAAAAGAGAGCTTACGCCGGGAGCATGAGCTGGCGGTGAGAATTTTGAGCAGCGAAAAATATTAACGGAGGGAGAAATGGAAATGCAGAAGACACCGGAAGAATTGATAAATACATTTTACGAGAACGAAGAAAATTTTATTGTGAATGAAGCAGTGAAAATACTGGCATCAACCACTGAAGATTCTTTGAAACTGAGAGCCTTGGAATTACTTGAAAAAATTAGGTAGCTGGTGGATTGCCAGCTACCTAATGACTTACTTGATGTTGAACACTCCTTCATCTTCGGAAAATTTAGAGGGAGTAACGGAATTCGAATCAAAGAAGGCTTTAACGATATCTACAGAATCGCTATTCTTCAGGCTTATTCCATCTTTAAAGTAGAAAGTGCCGATATCCGAAAGCGCGCAAATTTCTACATTGTAAGTATTAGCTTTGGGGTTGTTGGTGAGAAAACCATAGAACGCTTCCCTTGTGAATCCAAATAGTTTAACATACTTGCCTTGTTCCTTGAGTTCACGAACAACATCAGCAAAATCAGAAAACTTATAAAATCTTATCATTATGTAGTTCTCCTTTCTTTAATATTTCAGTGCTGCACTACTGATAGCTAGATTATAGGAGAATATTACTGCTAAATCAAATAAATTATGAAAGGGGGCAATAAAGATGATGAGCTTAGAAAAAAGGATATCAAAGCTAGAAAAGAAAAATGCTGTTCTTGAGTATCGGCTCAAAGAACAGCAGAAGGTTATTAAAGAATTAAAGCCATGGACTGAAAAAATAGAAGAAATGCTCAAGGGGTTAATTGAAAATCCATTCGGTACTAAATAAAAAAGTAAGGGGGCTTACCTTTGTCAGACTTTTTAACCGAGTTTAAGCGATACATGAAAAGGGATTTAAGTGCCCCTGAGCAGCTGAGGCTTGAAAGAATCAAAAAAGGTCAGGAGAGCTTTAGGGAATATTGCTTATTAATAAATCCCAGCTTTTTTAAAAGAATAAGGACTTATCAGGATACCATATGCAATGATTTACAGGCATTCTATGAAAATAAACTTATAAATCCAATAACCGGAGAGCCGTACCCCATCTTTATACTCAACGTTCCGCCCGGCTTCGGTAAATCATATACAGCTTCGCTTTTCACATCATGGATATATGGGCAAAACAATAAAAATCAGGTCATAGAGGTATCTTACAATCAGTCCTTATCCATACAGTTTTCAAAGACCGTAAGAGATTTGATTAACGATGAGGAAATTGCAGGAGACCCTAATTATTTTGTTGTAAGAAGTTTCTTTCCAGACGTAAAAATTAAATACGGTGATTCCGCTATGGAGCGCTGGAGCCTTGAAGGTTATTACAACTCCTATCTTGCTACAAGCTTTGAGGGCTCTATAACCGGTATGAGGGGTTCGGTGGGCATCATTGACGACCCTATTAAAAATGCCGTAGAAGCCGTAAATGAAAGAGTTAAAGAAGGACACTGGAATTTCTATAAGAATACTTTTGCATCAAGAATCTTAGACGGAGGCAAGCAAATAATTATACAAACACGCTGGGCATCGGATGACTTAACAGGAAGGCTTTTGCAGGAATTTCCTGAACGCTGCTATGTACTTACGATGCAGGCTCTTGATGAAAATGGAAAAAGCCTTTGTGAAGACTTGTATTCTACAAAGGACTTACAAGAGAAAAAACGTACCCTTGACACAAGCTTCTGGATGGCAAACTATGAGCAGGTTCCAGTGGATATACAGGGGGCTTTGTACGGCAAATTTAAGACATATGATGCAGTAGACGAAAGCCGTTTTGAGCGGATTATCAACTACACTGATACGGCAGACCAAGGCAGTGATAGCCTGTCCTCTTTATCCGGCGGCATTATAGACGGCTACATCTATATTACAGATATTTATTACACAGACGAACCCATGGAGGTAACGGAGCCGGAGCTTGCAAGGCGGCTGGATTTATATCGTGTAAGGGAGAGCATTATAGAATCCAATAACGGCGGCAGGGGTTTTGCCCGAAACGTCATATCTAAGCTCAAAGCACGGAAGAATAAGCGATGCCATGTAACTTGGTTTCACCAGACGAAAAATAAGCGTACCCGAATATTGGTTAATGCTTCAAGCGTAATGGAAAAAATCATCATGCCTGAAGGCTGGGAGAAAAAGTATCCGGAGTTTTACAAGGCGCTTATGGGGTACCAGCGTAAAGGCAAAAACGCCCATGATGATGCTCCGGACGGACTAACAGGCTTGCTTGAATTTGCTATCGGTGAAGTCAAGGGCATAAAGAAAGCCCGTGTGGGCAATCGCAGAAGATTAGGATTGTAGGTGCAAAAAATGATAAGATTGGATTTAAGTAACGGGCTTACCGGGGAGCAAATCGGAAAAATAATAGATGTGTATGCCTCGGAAATGACCCGATTTGAAAGGCTGGAGCAATACTATAACAATGAAAATGCAATATTACAGCGCTATATAGACCCGCCGAAGCCTAATAATAAAATCGCGCATAGCTTTTGTAAGTATATAACAAATATGGCTACGGGCTACTTTATGGGGAAAGGCGTAAGATTTATCATACAGGACGATAAATATAAAGAAGCTTTTACCAAGGCTTTAGATGAAGAATATAACAAAGATATTATGTTTGAGCTTGCAAAGGAAGCCTCTAAGTGCGGCATTGCTTACGAACTGCTGTATATAAACGAAAACACCGAGCTTCGGAGTAAAATGTTTGGTGCAAAGGATTTTATCCCGATATACAGCCATAGCGTAGATGAATTTTTGGAAGGCGCAATCAGAGTATGGCAGGAAAAGGACATATTTACTGACAAAGCTACTAATTACGCCTCTTTATATACCGCTGCCGAAATAATTACATACAGAAAGCTCCCCGAGGAAAAAACATACACAGAAATGGAACGCAGTCCTCATGGGTTTGATGATGTGCCGGTTATCGTATACCAGAACAATAAAGAGCGCAAAGGTGATTTTGAGGACGTTATAAGCCTTGTAGACGCTTATGACAAGGCACAATCCGACACGGCTAATGATTTTGAGTACTTTACAGACGCCTACCTTGTTATAGCTGGAGCGGGCGGGGGCTTGGAGAGCGGCTCTGATGAGGACGATGACGATGAAGAGGATAAAGGGAATAAAGCTATAAAGACCCTAAAAAAAGAAAGAATCCTCTTCGTTGACGAAAAAGGCCAAGCCCAGTGGCTTATTAAAACTATAAATGACGTAGCGGTAGAAAATTATAAAGAGCGCATAAAAAAGGATATGTTTTTTCTGGCGCAGGTACCGGCTCTTACCGATGAGAGCTTCGGGAATAATCTCTCCGGCATTGCTATTAAATATAAACTTATTGGACTTGAGGAATTATCCGTTATAAAAGAAAATAAGTTTCGAGCAGCCATTCGAAAAAAGCTAAAGCTTATCACGGAATGGCTAAACCTTATAGGAAATACGGCTTATAATGCGGACGATATCGAAATCCTTTTTGACCGCAATGTCATTGAGAATCTCACAGAAATAATTGAAAATGTCAGCAAGCTTGACGAAATAACCAGCAAGGAAACGCAGCTGGGTCTTCTCCCTTTTATAGACGAACCAAGGGAAGAATTCGAAAAGATTTTACAGGAGCAGCAGCGGGCAGATTATTATGATACTGTACATGAGCATGATTTTATAGAGGATAGTGAGGACGGTCACGATTAATGGATTTAATGGCAAAATCGTCACAAAAATACTGGGAGCGCCGGGCTTTAAGGGATTATATAAAAATAGTCAATCGAACAGAAGAATACATACATAAGGAGCTTCGGGACTTTTATAAATCAGCATCAGAAGATATAAATAAAGATATCGAAGCTTTTTACCAAAAATATGCTGACAAGGAAAAAATCACTTTGCAGCAGGCCAAGAGGAAAGTTAAGACCGCTGACATTAAAGATGCCAAGATTAGCGAAGCGGCGAAGGCGAAGCGTAATATTACAAGACTTGAGCTTATACAATATCAAATAGATGCAAGGGTATCCGAGCTTTACGATGATGTACAGGCAAATATATACGACTACCTGTACAAGACGTATGGGGCAGGATATACCAGCGCTATCGGTATAACCGGGGCCGAGGATTATTTAAGCTTTACCCTGCTCAGCCGAAAGGCAATTGAAGCCGCTATCCTGCAAAACTGGAGCGGAAAAAACTTTTCAGAGCGTATTTGGGGGCATCGGAAAAATCTCGGCGAAGAACTTAGACGAAACATTGTAAGCGGTCTCATTAAGGGCGAAGGCGTTGATAAGATGTCAAGGCGTATCTCCAAGCGGATGGACGTTAAGTTTTCCGATGCAAAGAGGCTTGTTCGTACAGAAAGTAATTACATTTTTAATAAGGGTGCGCTGGACGGCTACGCTGAATCCGGCATCGTAAATGATTATCAATACCTTGCTACTCTTGATAACCGCACCAGTCAGATATGCCGCTCTTTGGATAACAAGATTTTTCCAACGGCAGAAGCCGAGCCGGGCAGAAATTATCCCCCCACGCATCCCAACTGCAGGAGTACCACGGTAGCATACTTTGGCGAAGACTTGAGCAAAACGGTACGCCGGGCAAAGGCGGACGGCGAAAGCTATCTTGTATCGGCCGATACTAATTACGGCAGCTGGCGCAGCGGTTTAACCGATGAACAAAACGCTGCTATGGAAACCGACCTGAAAATGAGCAGGGATAAAGTTTCGGACAAGGCACAGTTTGAAAGGTATAAAAAAATATTAGGTTCCGATGCGCCGAAAAGCCTTATAAAATTCCAGCAAATAAAGTATAATAATAGTGAAGTATATGACTTGATAAAATTAGATTATAGCCGAAGGAATCGCTTGATAAATCATCCGGAACTGGCGTTACCAAATGCGAATAAGGCTACGGCTGCTGACGCTAAGTTTGAAAAATATCTTTTTAACCCGGAAAACCCCAAAGGATACGCCAAAGGAAAGGCCTTTACGAGTAGATTAGGGTACGACATTTCCAACTGGCAAGAGCTCGAAAAAGAAATACTGGAAAAATCAATTATGTTTCCTGCAAAGGATAAAGGCGAAAATGGGTATGGAACTCAATATGAGCAAAAATTAATTCTATACGGAAAGACCAATAAACCTACAAATGTTATTATCGGCTGGCTGACAAAAGATAATGAAACATGGCTGACATCGGCATATATAAAGGAGGCGAGCAAATGAAGCTACAGGAATACCAAGACGTTATCCTAAAGGATGGCAAGGAGGGCTGTATTGTTGAAGTACTAAGCGATACTGATTTTTTGATAGACATAGGCAGCTCCCCTGCTGATTGGGATACAATATTTGTAAACATTAAAGAAATTGACTTAGAGGCAACAAAAAGACTGGCTCAGGCATAGACCTGACGGTCTTTTTTTATTGCAATGAAAATTTTTAAGAAATTATTTTGAAAGGAAGATGTACATGAAACGATTTGCGAACTTTACAAACAAGATGCTTTTAGCTCCGGATACAGGAGGTACCGGCGGAGCTGTAGGAGCGGAAGCATCTGCCGGCGCAGACGATATGGCTGCAGATGATGACGGTGGAACTGCTGCCGAAGGTGCCGAAAGCCAAAAGGGTCAAGAAACTAACAAGAAATACGACGAGGATTATATTAAAAAGCTTCAGGCAGATTTTGAGTTGAAACTTAAGGAAGAAAGGGAACTGGCTGCTGCTGAGGCTTTGAAAAAAGCTAGCATGAAACCAGACGAAAAAGCCGAATATGAGCAAGAACAAAGGCTCAAGGCGCTGGAAGATCGAGAAAAGGCAGCTGCTTTAAGAGAGCTGCAGGCCGATGCGGCCGATGCTTTATCCGAGAGAAATATCAGCAAGAAGTTTCTCCCCTACGTTTTAGCCGATAATCTGGAAAACACCACAAAGCGGATTGATGCATTTAAAGCTCTTTTTGATGAGGAACTGCAGGCCAAGCTTATGACCAAGCTTGCTGGCAAGACACCGCCTGCCGGTTCAGCTCCCGGTGGAACGTTATCGTTAGAAGAACAGGTAAAAAATGCCCTTAATGGCTAGTATTTAATTTTATGGAGGTAAACAAATATGGCAAATGTATTAGAATATGCAAAAGTATTTCAGAACCAACTTGATAAACAGGTTGAAGCGGCAGCTACCAGCGGCTGGATGGAAAAAAATGCTGGAAGAGTACAGTATAACGGTGGTAACGAAGTAAAGATACCTACAATCAATATGGACGGTCTTGGAGATTACGACCGAAATAAAGGCTTTGTTGAGGGCTCTGTTACCTCTGCATATCAAACGAAGACTATGACAATGGACAGAGGTCGTACCTTTAAGCTGGACTCTATGGATGTAAATGAGACTAATTTTGTTGTAGAGGCCGGAGCTGTGCTTGGGGAATTTCAGGCGACTAAAGTTGTGCCGGAGCTTGATGCATACCGTTATAGCAAAATAGCTGCCTTGGCCATAGCTGCAGGACAGGCTAAAACCGGATATATGCCTGATGCAGAAACTATCCTCAATCAGCTCAGAGAGGATATGTATAAGATTTACGATAAGGCGGGAGACGGTATAAGCCTTGTCATATCCATAAGCACTTTAGTAGCACAAATATTAGAGAACTCTGATAAAATATCCAAGACTTTGAGCGTGGGAGATTTTAAACAAGGCGAAGTTAGCCTTAAGGTTAAAATCTTTGATGATGCCCCTCTTATAAGGGTACCATCGGCACGCATGAAAACAGAGTACCTCTTTAAAACTGGCGGCACGGGCCAAACAGAAGGCGGGTTTACTGCTACCGAAACTGCTAAGGACATTAACTGGATTATAGCAGCTCAGAGCGCCCCTATAGCGGTAAGCAAGACAGATACAGTTAGGATATTTTCCCCGGATATTTATCAAGATGCGCACGCGTGGAAAATAGATTACCGTAAATATCATGATTTATGGATACCGGATAATAAATTAAAATTGGTGTTTGTGAATACGAAATAAGGAGGAAAAAGCAATGGCGATTTTACTTAGAAGACTTAATGTTGTAAAGCAGGCAGAAACGGAATACGAGGCAGAACGC